ATGCCAGAGGCACTATCAACAAGCTGCGATACAGTACCCGAAGGCTTGACACATGTGATGGCCGCAGATGCACTAATTCCAAGTTGCTGTGCAAAATCGTTGTTTGTCTGTATAGCCGTGTCACGCAACTTTTTAAGAAGTTTTCCAGATGGTTTGTTCGTAAGTTCATTGTCCATAATACCTGTCAAGCTCACACCTAACAGCCTTTCTTCTTCTGTATTCTTTCTCCACACAGGGCGCAAGTATGGCATGTGTGTATACATAGATTGAATTGTTCCTAGAATGGTCGCCAGCTTTACTTTCTCTGCAAGCGTCTTCTCTGTATCTGTCGGGCGTACAACAACCTCTGTAAGATTACAGAACTGATACGGGCGTAAGATGATTTCACTACATGGGTTTGTACCCCACGCCATGCCTGTCTTACGGCGACCATTGCGCTCGACATGCTTGTCTGCAGCATCACGGCTAAAGATACCACGCTCACCAGACTTAGACTCCACCAATGCAAGCCACTCACGCATGAATGTTTCCATAGCAGGTTTCTCAGTATAGGCAACAGAGTTGTTAGCTAGCGCACGTTGACCCTCGTTCTCCCACCACTGTCCTGACTTTGCATGACGCATACGGTCATCAGACAAGTTAGACAGGCTAATCATTGCACTACGGCGCACACCACCAACAACTACAACCTCGCCAATCTTACACATAATGTCGTGGCATTCAATACTGTTTAGCTGACGACCAGCCGCTTCCTTAAACTTGGAAACAACAAAGTTGAAGAGGTCATTGAGGGGTTCGGGTCCAGAGGCACGACCACCAAATGTTTTTAGTCTGGCCCCTGCTGGTCGAATCTTTGACAAGTCCCATTTAGGTATGTCGCCTACATACAGCAGACTAATAAGTTTGCGTAGCCCCCTTGCCCATCCTTCTTTGCTATCTCCAACAACGATTGTATCTCCATTCTCGAATAGTTCCCTTGGAACTGTCGGTAACTTCTGGATAGCTTGACGCTCAACACTAAACCCAACACCTGTACCACACAAAAGAATAAACATAGCCTCGTCAAAGGCACGGGGGTGGTCTACAGGCAGATAGCTGCAGTTGTAAACACACGTGTTGTCACGGTCAGCGGCCTGTCCTGCAGTCATCAAAGCCCTCATGGAAGGCATGACCTGAAGTGTCAGGATTGCTTCCTCTATCTTTGTGTACATTTTGCTGTCATCAAGATGTGGTTGCACAATGTTTTCCATAAATCTCGTTACTGTTTCAGGCCATGTCTCTCTTCGGCCCTCGTCCTCAAGCCAACGTGCGTATCTTGATGTTGCAATAAATGTTTGGTAATCTGTTGGTAAAGTATTACTAAGCATGTTCTGATTTTCCTCTCTTGTTAAATTTTTCTACGTTTTCATACATCTGTTCTAAACTAATATTCTTAGGGGCTGGAGTACTGTACCCCGTCAGTGCTTCCCAACTGTGCTTAAACTTGTTTGCACATTCGATGCTAATTAGTTTAGCAATGTGGCCTGTCTCTTTTTGTGCTGTGTCCTCAACACGTTGATTGACAACACGGGCAAAAGCATACAGAGAACCAGACCAGTACCACTCTGTATACATATTCTGCGGTAGCACCATACGTGCCATCTCTGGTGCAATACCTACATCAAGCATTCGCTGGTACTCAGCAATAGCAGAGCGTGTGTAGGAGTTTATATAATAATCTATTTCATTGTCAGAGCTTCCCTGCTTTACGTTGTCTGCCTTGGTACGCCAGCTTGTAGGTGTATAGAAGCGAGGCATGGTGTTTACATACCTTCGGCTTACTTCATTCCAAGCCAAACCTACCTGATGTTTTATTAGTTGTCTTGCGACAAACAGGGGAGCTTCTATCCTGAACTGGATAAAGCAATGTGAAAATGGCGACCAGTGTTTGTGTTTCGCCAGATACTTAATTAACTTTATATCTTTATCATTTATACTTTCGGATTCCTTATTGAAGGAAACTCTTGCGGCATTAACAACTGTTAAGTCACTGCCCATATGGTCTATGTATGTTACGTCCATTTGTAAAGTCCAAGGTTAAAATTATACTACAGCTTCTCAACAGATGCAATAAGTTTATTGAGATACCACTGACATTTTTTCAGGTCTTCCACAGGCTTGCCCTTGTACTTGTATCGCCACAAGTATTTCATGCAGTTGCCCTTCAAATATCCTGTAAATTCTTCGGCTGTCATGCTGGCCTCAATAGCATCAATGGCTTCAATTCCCTTGAAGTTGTAGTGTGTTGGACTGTTTACAGCGTCTGCTTGTTCAAAATATTTGAACTTAGTGTCCAAGGACTGCGTTAATTCTTTTTCTGACATACTCTAGTTCTCCTGATTTCAATACCTTATAGGCAAAGTCTCTCATATAATCGGGGTCTACACCTGCGTTAGAACAAACTTCCTCAAAGTCTTTTGCTGTCGTACCAACAGAAGCAAAGAACCAAGCCGTAGCCCTATCTCTTTCTATCCTAACCTCTGAAGGCTCACCCTCATATGGTTGTTTAGTAGCGTCCAGTAGTGCCTGTAATATTACACACAGAAAAAGAGTTCTTTCTGGTGAAGAATCTCCAGGCCTAAACTCGTCCAATATTATGGATATATTACTACTTTGCATCTTGTTTGTCAAGCCATTCTTTTGGAATGCCTTCTCCAAGTTTGCAGAACTTATATCCATGCTTGTTACACCAATCTGCATAGGTCATCTTACCGCCCTTGTACAATTTCTTGTGCGGGTTATCAAAGACAAACCTAATATCTAGGTCAGGATACGTTGCCCTTATGAAGAGGTGTTTCTTTCTATCCTCTATCATAAAGCGTCCCTTTACTTCTAGTATAACTTGATTAGACAGTATAAAGTCAGGTGTATATGTTTTGTTTTCACGCCACTCGTAGTCTAGTTTTATAGTCTCATATTCAAAATCAACTCCTTCTTTTTCAAGAATCATTGAAGCAGTTAGCTCTGAGTTAGACTTGTATTTATGCTTGTATTTTTTCCTTTTCATTTCTAGGGAGTTCTTCCACGTTAGGTGTTTTTGTTACTTGTGTTAAGAAGCGTACACCGTTGGAGTAACGGAACATACGCAAGCCTCTCCCATCATTTGCGTCTGACCAGCAGTCAAACTTGTAAGGACAGAATACACATCCTATTGCCAGCTTCCTGTTACCAGATGAACCATCAGGCACATCACTATAACATTTAGGCGGGGCTGTGTCGCTTTCCTGTACGCCTTTCAGATGACGTACACGAGCAGGTGCATCTATCATTTCTAATTCATGCACCTTAGATATAGTAAGCTCTCCAGAGTTCTTATCTATAGCAAAGAATGCTGCTTCTTTCCTGTTGTTCTTGGTTGCATACGCACTAATCTGTGAGATGTATCCAAAGGGGTCATCTTCATGCAGCCTATCTTCTTTAAACTTCTTGAAGGCGTATGAGGATGCTGACTTTATATCCACCAGCGTGTCATCTATGATGCAGTCTTGATGCCCTAAAACCCCTTCTACTTCTATTTCATCTTGCTGCCCTTCTACCTTGTGACCAGCAGACTTCGTAAGCAATACAAGCAGAGCCTCTAATATATGTCCCATTAGAAACTTTATTCTTGTTTGTCCACTAAGAGACTCGCCTTCTTTCCCCTGCAGACCATACCATATCTGCCTGTCTGGTTTACCAATCTGTGACAGGCGTAACTTAGCCTCGCTATTGCGTTGACCTTCTTGTAAGGCATCAGAGGCGGCATACATTATGTCCTTAGAAAAGTCCTCAAGTGCATAACGCATTTCAAGCGTATCGACACTTATACCTTTTTCCAAGGTGTCGTATATATCTTGTACTAGAGTGTCGATAGTTTTTGTCATAATTAAATCCTAATCAAATAGCGGTTGTTGCTGGTTAAAATATTCAAGGATGTTATAAGGGTCTGACTCCTCGTATGGGTCATCCTCTGCGTTGTGCGTCCACCCCTGTTCTACAAACTGCTCTACAACATCCATGCCTTTTGTGTGTGCCGCATATCTCCATGAACGTGCGCCAAACCCAAGATTGTTTTTATTAACAAGCATGTTCATTTTGTATGTAAACTCTGCGTTGCCA